AAAATGCCCCCAATGTAGAAACATCGGGGTTAAAACCATAAACCAACTTGCTATATGAGAAAAAAAGTATTCCCCATGCGTTCGACCCAAATCAGACCAATGATTAAATGTAATAACATGGGGAAATAAGTTAATCGTGATAAAAATTTTCGGTGCAATCATATTCGGCCTTCCTCATGGCCTTGGGTCGTTTGGCCTCACGTTCACGCCATTTGCGTTTTTGCTCTTTTTCGTATTGCCAGCGTTCAAACAATACATAAACACAAAGGACCATAATGAACAAGGCAAATGCCGTCAGGATAGTGCTTACCATGTTTTGAGGATTGGGGTGATTGTTATTGATTTAATCGCTTCATCATATGCCTCAAAAAAATCATCCTCCGTCATCAATTCCCAAGAATCATCGGTCTGGGTTGATTCAATCCACATTTTCATTGCATCAAATGAGGCACCAATAACCTCCGTTTTGTCGTTGTATTTGACAAATGAAACGACTGTTTTTTCATCAATCAAACCAATTGTGCGGAGTCCGTTAGTCCAAAAACAAGGGACTGGGATGTTGATTGTGTGCGTGTGTTGTTTTGTGATGGTGATTTCCATGATTAAAGTTTTTCGAGTTGTTGGGTTAGGAATAAGATGACAAAGAAAATGGCGGCCAGTTGCCAGCCTTTTATGTCGTACATTTCGGGGTTAGGTTTCATATTATTTCTTTTTTGTGATTGTGATATCAATAAACCCGTCATTTTGCATGGCATCAGCCAATTGCTTGGCCTCATTTAATGAATGGCAATTGAATTTCATTGTTTTTCCAAAGTTTGTTCCGGTGATTGTATACATTTTGTTGGTTTTTTAGTGCCTTTCGGCTTGTTTGATAAATCAAAGATAAGGTGAAGTTGTACACAAAACCAAAAATATTTTTAGTTTTTTTTTATATTTGTGCAATGGAAATGATAAAACCAAAGCGAGGACGCACAAAAGTGCCTGAAAATCAACGCAAAAGGTTGGTTTCGGCCTATTTAACGGACGATGAAAAAAATGTGATCTTGGCCAAATATGGGTCATTGACTAATGCCGTAAGGGGTGAATTGTTGCCCAAATTGTACGTTGAGGAGTTTTTTGAGGATTTAGAAAAGGAAAAAAATGGACATAGTAATCCCGTTGGGAACTGAAAGCCGTTGGCATGACAACGAACTGCGGTTCACCTTACGGTCAATAGAAAAGAACTTGACCGGCTACCGCAACGTGATTATTGTCGGCTGGTGTCCGCCTTGGCTTCAAAACGTGGTTCACATTAAGCATGAGGACCGGGCTGGCAAAAAGCAATTCAGCATATTCTCCAAGACAATGGCGGCCTTTGATCACGAAGAAACCAGCGATTCAATTCTATTTTGGAATGATGACCACTTTTTGATGGACGGGTTGGATGTTAAGGATTTCCGCTATTGGTACGATGGCACCATTGATGAATGGGGCCAAAAGGCCATTGGGAACTACAAGCGGGCAATCCAGAACACGGCTGAAATAAAGGGAGTCAATCGGTTTTATACTGACATCCACACCCCCATCATTTACCAACGGGCAAACTTTAAGGCATTGGCCGAACTGGACTGGTCCAAGGAGTATGTCATCAAAACGGCCTACACAATGAATCAGGTGGGCAATTTTGAGCCATTGGATGACATTAAGGTAAACAAGCCACTCACCTACAATGAATGGCAAGACCGGGCTAATGGTCGCAAATTCTTAAGTATAGGCCCCTATGGAGTTTCACCCGGATTAATTCAATTACTTACTGAACATTTCCCAAAACAATCAAAATATGAAATCAAAAAAAAAATATAGATATAGGGGGTTTATTGGTAGAATATTTAAATATTTTGTAAAATGGACATTATCACAAAAAAATAAAATATGAAACGCATTTTTAACTTTAGCGGAGGTAAAACATCGGCATACATGGTTATTCATTATTACCAGCCCGGTGATTTGGTCATTTTTTGCGACACTGGGCGTGAACATCAAAAAACATATAAATTCATAAACGATTTTGAGGCGTATGAAAATATTCCAATCATTCGTATTAAATATCAAGAAACTGATGACCCGTATAAATCATTTTTAGAAAAAACTAATTATGATTTTTTGCCTGATCCATTTGTAAGAACTTGTACAAAGGAACTAAAGGTAAAAACATGCAGAAGATATTTGAGAAGTATTGGAATAATGAAATATGAAAATTTCATCGGTTTTAGATATGATGAACCTTTACGGGTGAAAAGACGCAAACAAATGTGGAAGCAAGTCTTTGACAAATTTCCACTTTATGATGACCAAATCGATAAACCAAAAATCAACGCATATTGGGAATCAAAACCCTACAATTTGGAAATCCCGTCTATCTTGGGAAATTGCACACTTTGTTTCATGAAGGGCAAAAATGCCATTATAAATATTTTATCACAATATCCTGAACTTGCTAAACCGTGGATTGAAGATGAAGAAAAATGCAAACAAATCGGTAATGGGCATACTTATTTTAATAACATAACATATAAACAAATGCTGTCCATTGCACAAAATAATTTATTTAGCAACAATCTTGATGAAATATCTCCAGCATATAATTGTTCATGCACATCATAAATATGAGAATAGTTATAACCTGCCCAGATATTAATAGCGTCCACGGGGGCATTCGGGTGATTTTGGAATGGGCTAACCGCCTCCAAGATTTCGGCCACCAAGTGTTTGTTTTGGATCAAGCCAAACGACTCAAATGCAAATGGTTTCCACTCCGGACCAAGGTGGTGAACAACAGTTACATAATTAACCGGGCCGACTGCCTTATTGTGACCAGCCCACACGGGGTGCAATTTCTTGACCGATTGGTCCCGAAAAAGTTCGTGTTTGTTCAAATGATGGAACACTATTTCCGTCCCGGAAATGCCAAATGGGATGAAATGTGTCGGCAGTTTTACACTACACCTTTCCCGATGTTTTCGATTAGCAAATGGAACATTGAAGAAATGACCAAAAAATGGGGACGTACTGGGCCGATTCATTACGTTGGCAATGGGGTCAATTTGCAACACTTCCCGGTGCGTAATTGCTACAAAGACGGAAAACAGATACTAATTGAATCCCCAATCACATCCAATCCATCCAAAGACCCTGATCAATTGACTTTGAAGGTAGCGACACGATTAAGGTCCGAAGGTTATCGGATTTTAGGTTATGGGGCAAGATATCACGACAATCACGGGTGCGATGAATTTGTGGTCAACCCAAGTTTGGACCAACTTAACGACCTTTACTCACGGGCCACGATACTATTGAAGGCAACCAAAATGGACGCCCGTAGTTGTTCACCAATGGAGGCAATGACAAAGGGGACGGTCACAATCCGTGGCATTGAAATGGGTGACGATGATTTGACCAATCAAAATTCGTTTCGTTGTAAATACGATGAAATTGAACTTTACCAAGCGGCAAAATTTGCTTTGACTAATCACGAACAAAGGCAAGAAATGTCAGATTTGTGCCGGGAATATGTCCAAACATATTCGTGGAACCATTACATGGCAAAAATTAATCAAATAATATCATGAAAATCCTAATTGTTGCACTGGAATATTTGGAACCCGAATGGGAACAGACATTGGCAGATATCCAAGCTACTGGTCTGCCTTTTGAGGTGGTCAGCCGGGATGGGGTTGGCAATATGTCACGGGCCTACAATTCAATCCTTGCAGACCCGACTTGGGACGTCAATTATTTGTGGTTTGTGTCAAACATTCGCTTTGATGCAGATGTCCCGTTGAAATTAGCCCAGACGCTTGAGAAAACGGGTTGGGCTGGCATTCATCCGGCAATGTCAACCAGCGACCACAGAACGCACCACAAAAACCCAATCGGTGTTGAATGTGAAACCCCGTTCATTGAGTTCACCGCCCCAATGATTCGAGCAGATGTTTTTTCCGACAATCCGCTTGACGAAATGTTGCCCTATTACTACATGGATTTGGATTGGGCCTACCGGGTACGGGAACAAGGATTGAAAGTCGGAGTTCAACATGGGTGCGAAATCGGACACACTTATTTGCGTAATTTTGACGATGAACACCAAATTTCACGGATCAGAAAACAACTTCGATCATATTGGACCCCAATAAGTCAAAACCACATGAGGCAAAAATGGGGCAAGGATTGGCAAATCAAAATGTGGCCTAAATAAATAAACAATGACAACCAAAGAACTACACGGAATCCACCATGAATTACTATTCTGGAGTGGGTTTGTAAAAACAAAACGATTCATTGAGGGATGGGTTGGCAAACAAAAAACCCCTGAACTCAACGATTTTGTCGCTGAATTTATACTAAATAAGCCACACGACAAGGTTTTGGATGTTGGATCGGGTGCGGTTTCAATTCTCAATGGATTGGTGCCAGTCACGGCCGTTGATCCGCTTGGGGACCTTTACCGACTCGTTTTCGACTACAAAGCCCACAAAATTGATTCCCCTTTGCCCTATCCGGCTGAAGAGTTGCCGTTCGATGGCGAATTTGACATTGTCCATTGCTCAAACGCAATTGACCACACTCAAAACCCGATTTTTGCCTACCATAAGCTATGCAAGGCCGTAAAACCGGGAGGATTTGTTATTGTCCAAGGCTTTGCCAATGAGGGCACATTTGAAAACTGGCAAGGATTCCACCAAAATGACATTTCAGTAGAAAACGACACATTGATTCTTAAAAACCAAAAAGGGGACATTTCGGTCATTGATTCAGGGTCGGACTGTTCGTTCAGTTGCGGGACCGAAAAAACATGGTTCATTTGGATAAAACAAATAAAATGATATTCTGCGTTGACATTGACGGAGTCCTGACCGATGGCAAAATCTGGGTCACAAAGGACGGGGACATCTCAAAGGGATTCAATTCCCGTGATCTGACGGCCATCCGGGAACTAATCGCAAACGGCCATGAGGTGCACATTGTGACCGCATCCAGTTGGCCGGGGGCAGAATCCTACCTTAAAAAGTCGGGGGCTCAATTGCACATCCTTCGCAACAAGGAGGAAATCCCATTCCATTATGATGTGGCCATAGGTGACTCCGCTTGGGACATTCCAATGTTAAGAAAGGCCAAGTTCATGTTTTGCCCAAAGGATGCCCAATCGGAGGTGAGGTTCATTAAAGACATAAACATCCTAACCGTCAAAGGCGGTGAAGGGGTGATGTGTGAGATTGTGAATATCTTTATTTGATTATTCCCAAAAAATTTAGTATATTCGGGGTCTAAGGTGTACTATGCCGTTTAAGAGTAAAGCCCAAGCCGCATATTTCAACATCCACAAAAAGGATTTGGAGCGTCAGGGCGTGAATGTGAGCGAGTGGAATAAGAAAAGCAAGGGCAAAAAGTTACCTAAACGGGCAAAACCCAAAAAACGATAAAATGCCAGCGGGCAGACCACTCAAATACACAGCAACAGAACTTCAGACAAAGGTTGACGAATACTTTGCCACCGAAAGCAAACCCACAATCGCCGGGCTTGCCGTTTTTTTAGGAGTTGAACGGAAAACCCTCTACAATTACAAGGAACAAGACGAATTGTTACACATTGTAAAAGAGGCAATTGCAAAGGTGGAGGCAAAGTACGAAGGCCGATTGATTTACGAGAACAACCCAACCGGGGTGATTTTTGCCCTTAAAAATATGGGTTGGAAGGATAAGACAGAAAGCGAGGTCCGTGTTGACGGTGGTGTTCAGTTGGTTTTTACCGATGCAACGCCAATCAATGCGGAAAATTGAAATAAAGAAAACCAAGGTATTTAACGACAATCGTAGTGCATACGATTCGAAAAAGTACCGGGTGCTGGCGAACCAAGGGTCAACCCGATCAGGGAAAACCTATTCAATTAGCCAGTTATTAGCTCTTTACATAGCGAACAAGGAAAAGGTCACAATCAGCGTGGTCAGTCCATCACTGCCTCACCTTAAACGTGGGGCAAGGCGGGACATTCTGGAGATATTGGAAAATGCTGGGCTTTATTCGGACGAGGCATTCAACAAGACCGACAATATTTACAATTTCCCAAATGGCTCCTACATTGAGTTTTTTGGGGCTGAAGATAGTGGCAAGGTCAGGGGACCGGGACGGGACATTTTGTACATCAATGAGGCAAATTTGTTGCCGTTTCAGATCTACACCCAGTTAGCCCTCCGAACAAAGCAAACCATCTTTTTGGATTTCAACCCAGTTGATGAAGCTAATTGGGTCTATGATGTTGCCGACAAAGATGGAAACCTTTTGATCCACTCTACCTATAAGGACAATCCGTTTCTGCCAAAGGAACAAGTTGACGAGATTGAAGGTTTGAAGGATGCCGACCCTAATTTGTGGAAGGTGTTTGGGTTGGGGTTGAGGGGTGCGAGTCAGGAGATTGTCTACACCCACTGGAAAACGGCGGAGTTCCCGTCTGATTGTGAAATAGTTTATGGGGTTGACTTCGGTTACAATGTGCCCAGTTCGGTAATAAAGGTAGGATTCAAAGAGAATGCCACCTATGTCAGTGAGGAACTATACGAAACCAAATTGACAACTACCGACCTGATTGAGCGACTTAAGACACTGAACATCGAAAGCCACTCGGAGTTATTTTGCGACAATGCCGAACCGAAAACCATCGAAGAGTTGGTCAGGGCCGGATACAACGCAAAGCCAGCGGAAAAAGATGTTTGGGCCGGGATTCAAAAGGTCAAATCAATGCCGTTGTATATTAGTCCAGATTCGTCAAACCTGATCAAAGAGATTCGGAGTTACAAATGGAAACTGGACAAAGACGGCAAGATTCACCCGGACGAGGTCCCGGTAAAGTTCAACGATCACGCCTTGGATGCTATGCGATACGCTATTTACACGAAATTAAACAAGCCACGTTTCGAGGTGCTGGCTTGGTAAAAATATAAGATGGGACGGATTCAGGATGCATGGAACACATTGACTGGGAAGGCTTTGCCGATCAACACAAT